TTTGTAAATATATCAGTATTTAAAACTACCAATAAAGATTCTATTCGCTCAATGTGATTTCTAACATACGTAATATCATCTTCCGGACCGCCACCTCTAATAGTACTATCTGGAGATGTGTTTGGATAATTTTTTTTAATATTTTCGAAATGGGTTTGATTTTGGTCACCTTGAAACATTTTGTGTATTGGAACAGGTTCAACAGGTGTATCATCAATGGCTAACATCTCTTCTACGTTTTTTTTTATATTTGAGTCCTCTGCCTTTATTTTCAAATTCATTGAGTTTATTTTTGAATTTGCTTCAATGTATAACTCATGATTTTCAGGCATTTTTACATCAGAATTACCATTAATTTCACTTTTAATTTTTTTGAAGCCTTCAGCCCATAGTTCTCCTTGTTCATATTTGAGTATTATAGCTATTTGAATGTCGAATATCAAACTTTTTGCACCACCTTTTATATAATTTTCTCGGAAACTTTTCAATGTGTCTGGATTTGCGCTTATTTCCGTTTTTGTGAAAGAATTCAATAATTTATATAATGATGAATATGTGTTTTCTTCTTTACTTTCAATCTTGTCTTCCATGGTTATATGTATTTTTGAATCTTTACCATAGAATATTTTATTATCATCATTGTATAATTCTATATGAAATGTAATGACATAATCTTTACTAGTAATCTCTTCAATCAATTTTTCTTCTTCCTCTTTCTTGGCAAATTCAGTTCTTGCACTATCTACATCATCTAATTTACCTTTTAATACACTATTTACTATTTTTTCTGCTATGATATTTAATCCATTATCCATTTAACTTATATATACTATAAAAATAAAATGTTCTAAAACTAGCGCAAATATACCTTTCAACAAAAAAGATATATTTCAAAAAAGGTCCTACTGGGAATCGAACCCAGGCTGGCGGATTCAAAGTCCGCAGTCATAACCATTAGACCATAAGACCACACCCCTCACCCACCATTAAATACGTGCATTTTTTATATTATTTTTTGTTTATGTAATATATCTATGAATAGCGACCAACAAATTTTTTGGACCTTTTTCCTCACTACGATGTGTGGGTTTTTATTAGCATTAGGTCGACAAATGTATAAATCGAAATGTAAAGAAATCCATTGTTGTTGTGTTCATATTGTAAGAGACGTCGTAAGCGAAGAAAAAATCGACGAAATTCAAATGCATCAACAACCGCAATCTCATACAAGTTCAAATAGTCTCGAAAACTCTATTGTAAGTCAAAACAATCAAATATAAAAAAATTGATTTTTATAATATACATGATCAAGTAAGCATAATATGACTGAAGTCGAGCCAACTATACAAGACTTGTATTCCATCATTTCAAGGTTAGAAAATAAAATCGATAAACTCAATGACAAATTCAACCATTTATCAATAAAGGACAATTCCTTCATAGCTGATTTGCCCGAACAAACAATTTACGAATGGATTGACAATGCGACAGTCAATGACGATCATTTAAACATTCTGTTTTGTAGCCAAAAGGGTTATTTAGAAGGATTCAAGACATTTATTCTAAATAACCGTGACCGAGAATCTTTGCCCATCACCGTACACAAAAGACGCCTGTATATTTGTGTAGCCGAAGACGAACAATACATTTGGAAAAAAATCACCGATGAACATTTGCAAAAAATAATACAAACAATATGGCAAATGTTTTTACAGTATTATATTCAACGACCGAAAGATATTGCCATCATCCAAGATTTGCACGACGTTCACATGAAAAAGGTAATGCAAATGCGTCAGCATATCGACGTCGAAACCAATCGCAAATATTTAATAAAATGGTTGTGTGAAATCGTATAGTATTATCTTGTATATATAATGTATATGCTCTCAATTGGTATCGTAAATTTTAATAAAGATAATATGTTACCCATGAAGCTCATCGAACAATTGGCGTCGATGAAATGCGCAATATACATGATTCATTATTACGATGATTATATTAAAATCATTAAAAACACACCGGAAATCAAGCACTGGTTTTTTTCTGGCTCAAATTACAACCCCAATAGCAGCAAAAGTCCCAAGATGAACACAGAGATTTTAAACATTGAAAATAAGAAATTCATGATGATTTGTTATTCGATGGAAATCTTTTGCAAACTTCTTGGGTACAATTTAGGGCATGATGACGAATCCACTAAAAGAGTGTCAAAATATTACGATGGATACTTTAACAAGACCATTGAAGCCTGGCGAAATCATCAATATTTTTTATTAGATAGCGCCGAATCAAAAAATGAAACTATTGAAAAATTTGGTATTTTAGACAATAAAGTCATGACTGCAACATATAAGAATAAATCCGATTTTTTGTTAATTCAATGGCATCCGCCGTATACAAAAGACGGCGTTGATTTGTTAAAAAAATGGTTGGTTTAATTGCGTTTGTTTTTCAAAGTGCTTCGAAAATTGGGGTTATTTTTATAGGCGCGTAAAAGCCGTAACTGGCTTTTAGCGTTTTTCAATGTGCTACATTTAGCATAAACTCTTTTGGTTTTTGCGTTATAAACTTTATAACACGACTTGTTATTTACTTTGCGTATTTTATACGGCATATATATTAAAAATATATTTCGTTTGAAATTTTTATATAGTAAATATATATATCATGTTCCCTATGGTCTTTTATCAACGTGAAGTGGTTTCCACAAGAAAATCCAAAAAGCAGCCTGAACCTGAAAAAAAGCCTAGATTCGAAGGTAAAAAGATCGCAAATGGTGATAACGTTGCTTATATCCCATCAACAACTTCTGATAAAATTATTGCAAATGGAATGGTAGCAAAGATTATCAGCGGTAATAAAAAAATGAAGAAAGTTGCAAATGGAGATAACGTAAAAGAAGTATACGCTTAATTACAATATATTTAATGATTTATTGTAATTATTTATTAATGTTTTTAATTGGCTAGTCTGAGTCTGAATGTGACCACTTGGTTACCAACGGTCATTGTGAAAATTCCGTCAACATTGGCGTCACCGGCAACAGCATTATTACTTAATACTTCGACTTGGAATTTATTTTCGTTGAAAAGTGTTGTTCTACCAGCAGTATTGAAAGCGGAAACTTGCATGTTTGTATCAGGGTTGATATTGAAGTTATTAGATACATCTGCATAGTCAGATATTAATACATTGGAAGGATCAGCACCAAGAACATCAAAGCTGTTGTATTGTGGAATAGGACCAATAGGATTGTTTTCAAAGTCGCTGATTTCGTTTCCACTTAATTCGATGCGTTGAAGTGTTACTGTAGCACCATTAGGAACAATAGTTACAGCTGAGCCATCTAATTCAATAGTGGGGTGGATCAAAGGCACTGCATTTTGTGTTTGTTCAGTAGCATTGTATTCAACACCACTGGCAAGTCCTGCTGGTTTACTAATAACTTGTAAATCGATGGAGTGTGTCCATCCGTAAGTTGCTGGAGGAATTGAGAAAGTCTTAGAAAATGATTTAGTATTGAAACTAGAACTTTCAATAATTTCATCACCATTATCACTAAATGATTCAGCAACAGGGTCCCATACTGGTATCTTTCTTTTAAGAGTATATTCAACGCGTTTGAATTCAGTTGATTCAGCTCCTCCTGCCTCAACTTCTCCAACCAATGCAAGATCTCCATTTTCAGTTACAGTTAGTGCACTATCGCTCAAATCTATAATAACAGAGCTTAGTTTAATTCCATTGAGACGTAGACTTCCAAATGCACCAGACACATCATCAACTGAAGCATAAGAAGCATCGTCTGTGTAAACAGAGTTTTGTGGAATTGCAATTACATCATAAGTTAGAGCACCAGATAAATCAGCAACACCATTGGCGCTAGCATCTACAGCAGCTGTTTCAGTATTGACTTGGAAAACCTTGTGGATTTCATGTGTAGTTTCTGATATACCTGTGGCTATAGTGGTAAAAACATTTGTATAAAGGAATACAATATTAACAGCGCTAATATCATAACCTCCATTAACAGAATTTACAAGTAATTCATCAAGTCCTTCTTTGTAAAAAGTAATGTCCTGACTATTAGGTCCTTTCAAAAATCCACCTGTTAAATCAAAAATTCCACCCAAAGAATTTTGTTGACTTGCATTCAAGCTTGGTTTAGTAGATGGAACAATATTTGTGCTTAAATCTACAACGGTACTTTCATTGGATACCCCAATCAACATTTGTGCCTTGGCCTTGTAGTATTCACCATCAGTTAGACCATTGAATGTATGAGAATATCGTATTTTATTACCGGAAGCGTCGTCTCTAATATTTGTGTTTCCACTACTATCTCTATATGCAACATTTTTATTTGATTCCAATAATACATAACTTGAGTCAGCTTCGTATGAAGTTGCGTCTTCATCTAATTTCACGTAAACTAGAACATTAGGAGTATCAACATGGTACCAAGCATTTGCTAATTCTAAATAACCATTGGTAATATCCAAACCAGTAATTTGAACAAATTCAGTGTCTGAAATATCAATTCCATTGACGTCATCTTGTTCTTCTAAGAAAATTCTGAAGGCAGTATAATTAGGAACATTTTGTCCAGCTTCTCTTGCAGGTAGTTCAATATCAACTTTCACTTGTCCAGATGAAAGGGCTGAAACTTCATTAAGTTTAGGTTCAACATTTACAATTTCGGGCTCTTTTGGTCTAGTTTCGGCTGAAATAAATAAAGCACTGAATAAAACATTACCCTGAAAAACTGTACCATTACCAGTCCAAGATGCACTTAAATCGGTTTCGTTTTGATTGTATGCATAAACACCAATTAAGTATTCATTATCATTATCTGGCAATGTTACCATGAATTTATCTTCATTAGGGAAGTTATATGAACCATCAGAAAATGAAACATCAATAGGACCACTTGCATCGAGAGCTGCCTGAAGTTTTGCTGGAGTGTCATATGCAATAGTATCAGCTTTAATAAATCTGTATTGAAGTTTGACTTCTTTACCATTTTCTCTGTAGTTATCGTTATCCAATTCAACAAGAACTTTTCCAGAAGGAGCAGTTTCGTCAGCTTCCAAACCTATCTTCATTCCTAAAACTTTTAATCCACTTGGTAAAGATTCAGGGTGAACTAATACTGGATTTACTGAAAACCCTGAAGCGATGTTAGTATTGTTTGTAGCACTTGCTTTGACTAAATATTCTACATTAGTTTCTAATCCAGATACATCAAAACTTACTTTTTCTGTACCACTTGCATCAACATTTGTTGTGAGAACATTTGCAGAAGTATCGTTATTGATTACGACTAATTGATATGTCTTATCAGGTGCATTTGGCACATGAAGACCACTGATATCAACAGTGAATTTACCGTCAGAAGATGTGTTGTTAATTTCGCTATCAGTTACAATGGATACAACTGGAGGATTGGCACTGGCAGAAACTCTTACGTTTTTCACTTGTGATCCAGTTGCATTGAATGTTCCAGAGGAGTTATATACAATAACAGCGACATCGTAGTAGGCATTGTTTACAATATCTTCATTAGCATCGGTCATTTCATCATTGTAATCGGTACTATTGAAAAACAAAGCACCATTTGTTGATGCATCAACAACAAAGTTTCTAGATTTATATTCACCACCAGAAGATGCTGAAATACCATCGATTTGAACCAAATATTTCAATCCATTTACGTTAAATAATGGATCAGCAAGTTCAGAAGTGGCATGTATTTCTCCGTTTGATGTGAAAATATTTACATTTTGCAATGTAGAAGCATTAGGGGCCTTTAAGTATTCCACTATGTTATGCGATTCTTCTAATTTTTGGTTAGCTGCATTAAGACCAATAATTGCTACAGAAAAACTGGCATCAAAGTCAACATCATCACTATGAGATAAAAGAGAGATTTTTGTTTTAGGGAAAGCACCACTGGCGTCAGCACTTACAAATAATGTGCTTACGTTATCAGTAGAACTATTTTCTCCAGTGTTTAAACGATTTACAGTAATAATGAAAGTTACTACATCTGCGTTATTAAAAACATTATCAGGGTCGCTAATTTCAAATTGAGCATTAGGAGCTGAGGTTACGCTAATCGTTGACATGCGTTATATTATATAAAATTATTTTTTTTTCTATAAAAAAAACAATTAAACATTATTTTTGTAATCTTTATAACTAATATTTTCAAATCCGGTAGCATAAACGTCGCTATATGTAGTATCTTTATTGGGTAACATATTGAAATTTGTTATTTTCCCTAAATAAATAAATTTATTTTTATTAAAAATATACTCTTTACAAACTTTGCTATTTCTTGTTACCAAATTCTTATTTTGCACATTTTGTTTTGTCTGTTTTTCAATAAATGGCGATAATTCGCATTTTTTTTCTAAAAGGAATGATTCGTCTACGAAAAAATCCCTACATTGGAACGCTATCACATATTGCATAGCAACATGATTTAATATATTATATGATATCGAATTGTCATCACAATAATAAGTAAATCCGCTTTTAAATGCATCATAAAACATGATTATATTTGTTCGAATATTATTTTCTCTTGTTACGTTTTTCATAATAATATTGCGCCTCCATTTTTCCTCATATTCATTTTTCTCCTTCATGATTTCATTTAATTGTTTTTTATCATAAAAAATTGGTTCGATATTTTCGTTCGTATTTTCATTTTTATAACTCTCTAAAAATTTACTTTCTATAAATTCAAGTTTCAACTGTGAATTCGATTTTACATTGACCTTCGTTTTCAATGATTCTAAATATTTCCTGATATTAAGCACTATATACATATATGCGAACCACAAATAATAAAAAAAGGTTTTCATGTATAATTAATACGCTAAGTAATATTTATATTTTTAATTCTTAAATATATTACGCGCTTAATTGCGTTTTTCTAAATGCCCATAGGTTTTTTAATTCTTCGTCCATAAATGGTAATTCTACTACATCGTATGATTGACTCGAATTATTTGGATGCAAAACCACTAAACATAACTTGGTGATATTGATGTCATACTTTTCACGTAATATTTTTCTATATACGTTCAACTGCAGAGAATAGTGCCAAAAATTACAATCGGGTAAATCTTTGATGCATTCAGTATGTGCAGTTTTTCCATATTTGTTATCAAAGTCTATGCTTTTTGACCGTTTCCAGTCATAAATATAATACTCACCGTTATTTGTGTCCTGGTATACCATATCAACTGACCCGGACAGTTTCATTTCTTCGTGAAATATATTCCATTCAGTTCTGTAAGCTTCCAGATTTTTATTATCTTCGTAAAACTTCATAAAATATTCATATTCGACGCTTTCGTCATGAACTTCCATTTTGTTGTAAAAGTATTCTATATTTGCGTGCATTTTTGTTCCTGACCCTGACGCTTCTTTACCATTTTGCGCCCACATATCTAATATTTCTTCTCGTGTTTTTCCATAGTATTTATATGTTGGGTCTTCCAGTTTTCCCCTTTTGATCATATTGTCAATAATTTTATTGCCGTCAAAATGTTCAAAGTGACTGTGGTTCCAGGTTGTCACAGATGTATATCCTTGTTGTCCGTCAATTTCATATACGTGCGGTTCTTCGTAAAACACGATTCGTGAATCTCGTTCATGGCTATTTTTCTCAGCTAAATACGTAGGTGGAGAAGTCATTGTATACATATTCATAGCTTTCTTTTTATTAAATCAATTTTTTTGTATATAAATAGTAGGTAACTAGTTATTTATGAACGAACCAAGTGAAGAACAACAAACTATAATAAATAATATAAAAAATGGATATAATGTTGTCGTTGAAGCAGTCGCTGGGTCGGGAAAATCCACCACTATTTTATCGCTAGCTCAACAATGCCCGGAAAAAGAAATATTACAATTGACATACAATTCTAGCTTACGATTGGATGTGCGAGAACAAGTTCAAAATTTGGAATTATTGAATCTACAAGTTCACACGTTTCATTCATTCGCCGTTAAATACTATTGCAAAAATGCACATACAGATACGGGTATACGTAATGTTTTATATGAAAAGAAACAACCACTCAGTAATAGTAAAATCGATATTTTAGTCATTGATGAGAACCAAGATACTAGCGAGTTATATTTTCAATTTGTTATTAAATTTTTGTTAGATATGAAGCAATATATTCAAATTATTTTATTAGGTGATCAACGACAATGTATATACGAATTCAAAGGCGCAGACAGTCGATATTTAACAAAGGGAAGTTTATTATGGAAAGAGTTTATTTATTTGAAATCCAATGAGTTTCTACATAATTCATTAAAGACTTCGTATCGCATAACAAATACAATGGGCGATTTTGTGAACGATTGTTTAATAGGCGAGAACATCATGAAGACATGCAAAACAGGAGAACCTGTAATATATATGCGCAATAATCGCATAAATACAGAGAAAATGATACTTTTTCAAATAAAAAAACTCATTCAAAATGGCGTTCAACCAAACGAAATATTTATTTTGGCCGCTTCTATTAAAAGTGTCAATGGAAATGTTCGTAAAATAGAGAATAAATTAGTTGAAGAGAACATACCATGTTATGTTCCCATTTTTGATACCGAAAAACTGGACGAACGCGTTACTGAGGGTAAAATCGTATTTTCCACATTTCATAGTGTAAAGGGACGACAACGAAATTATGTTTTCATTATTGGTTTCGACAACGGTTATTTTCAATACGCCAGGACATTACCAAAAGATGAATGTCCTAATACTATGTATGTTGGCACAACACGTGCTAAAAAGCAACTTTTTTTAATAGAATATGATCAATTCCCGCGTGATCGACCCTTTGAGTTTTTGAAAAAAGATCACCATGATATGATTGCATGTAAATACATTGATTTCAAAGGCATACCTAGGTCTCTTTTTCAAGATGAAATATGTGAAAATGAAACGTTTCATGAAAAACGATATGAGAATGCATCAAAAATTATACAGTTTATATCGGAAGAAGTGTTGAATGAAATCACTCCTTTATTGAATGAACTTTTCATAACAAAACACCAGCCCGGATTCGAAATAGATATTCCCAGTGTAGTTAAAACAGATTATGGATTTGAAGATGTCGGTGATTTAAATAGCATTGTAATACCATGCTTATTCTACGAGAAAACGGCGCAAAATAATATATTGAATCGTTTGTTAGATAAAGCCATAAGTGAATTAAATCATGATCACGCATTTTTGAAATCAACATTCGAGCAAATACCCGAACAATGTCAATCTATGGACGATTATTTATTCATGGCGAATGTTTTAATGAGCGTTCAACAGAGGTTGTATTTCAAGTTGAAACAAATAAAACGTGAACAATATAATTGGTTGGATTATGATATTGTCAAAAATTGTATGCAGCGTTTGGAAAATCACATTGTTTTAGATGACACTATGGAGTTCGAAAAACAAATGATTCATCCTTCCATGGAAGAACAACATAGTAAAATCGATGAAATATTGCGTCCTGTTTTGCAGAATATAACGATTCGCTTTGATTGCAGTGTCGACATTTTCTCACCGCAAGCTCTTTGGGAAGTCAAATGCACGAATACAATTTCAATTGAACATAAGATACAATTGGTTTTGTATTCGTGGTTATGTGAATTGATGGGATTTCCAAAAGAAGAATACAATATTTTTAATATCAAAACGGGAGAACATTTGGCTTTGATCATGGATTTCGAAAAAGTAAACAAAATCATAGTTGCTATTTTGAAAGGAAAATACGAAGAGCCGGTTACAAAAACAGACGATGACTTCATGAATAGTAATTTGAATTTTATTCGTTCTGAATGCATCAATCATATATTGAGTGAAGCCAATGAATTTTTGGAAAATTGATTTATTTTAACCATTATTTTATAGTTATTATTAAATAATGGATTCGTTTGAAATGAACACGCATTTTGGATTCTTCCCCAAGTTGAATTATTTTAAAAATTGTGATGAACTACAAAGACTGCAAAACTGTAACTGTTGTAGTGACCATCAAAATAAACTTTCACTACTCGATTTCAATGTTAAATTATTTGAAGGTGAACGACCTGAATCAATAAATACGAATTGCAAATGCAAATGCAAATATACTACAGACTATTTCCATTGGATTTACAAGGACTTTTACGACTATTTAACGGAAACCATGTATGAATATATGGAAAACAATGAATATGCTTCTATTTCTATAGGAGATTTCAGCGACTCGATCGATAAAAAATATGAATGTATTGATACGATTATTTCTGAGAAAATCGCATATGAAGCGTTTATTGAAAAGAAATTATTATTTATCAAATATAAATATCAAAGACGAGAACATTATGATAAAGGAGTTTTGAAAAACACCCATTTTTACGACCATTATTTGGTTCGAATAGATGAAGACATTTATGATGCAGTTTATGTAATTGATGAACCTGACATGGATTATGTATTTGATGACCAGTTATATAATACGAAAAAATACGACGAAAATGCATACGACTCTACTACACAATTACTTTATCTCCGGTTGATAACAACGTCTTAACCTTTTGCGCGTCTTCGGGATTCGTTATACCTATTATATTTTCTTTTATTTCAAAAAAATCGATATTGATTTTTTTATTTTCTAATAAAACGTTCAAATTGTCGGTTAAAAAGCATTCTATTTTCGCATTGTTCTCATGTGTCTTCTTAAAATCATCCAAAATGATTTTCAACTCTTTTAATATTTCATATTGCAATCCAATAAAGTTGACGTTTGCGAGTTGATCCATAAGTTCCGGATTCTTTGTTCTTGAAATATTCAACATTTCCTCTATTTTATTTACCTTGTTCTCATGTATTGTTAAAATCCCTCGATTCACTTCGCCGTCATTGGTGATGGTTTTTTTCACTGGTAATCCGCCTATGATATTTATCGGTTTTTGCATGTTTTCGAAACCCGTTTTAAACGTAAGTTCTCCATATATATCATCTCCATTCACTAAAATAAAAGAATCATTTATTTTATCTAACAAACTACAAACAGCATCTGTGGTTCCCCATGGACGACTTCGGGTATTGACATCGTATTTTTGTTGGATGTATTTTACATTGGTATTTTTATACTCATTTTTGAATATTTCTTGAAATAAATGCTCGGTTCTCGCATTTGTAATAAAAATCAATTCACTAAATGGTTGTGTTAGTGCTTGATTCACAGAATATTCTATGAGGGTCTCGTCATTAGGTCCTATTTGCGCCATTTGTTTCGGTATACCGCCAAATCGGGAAGACATACCAGCTACCATGTAAACAATAGCAACCATTTATAATAATATCTATTCTATTTATATATGAAAAACGAATTCGCCTTTGTTCTCGTTTATATTGCAGCTTTTGGTTTATCGGATATTTTAGTCGATCATTTACATCTGAGTAAGACGTCTCGAATATTATATTATTTATTGTTACTGGCAATAGCATTATATTATATCTTTCTACACTCAACTATATATTTGAGTTAATTCGATGGCCATGGAAATATCATTGTCGTTCATATCGATTGTATTTCCATATTTATCCAACAACTGAATATGCATTTTTTCAATATTAACCGGTCCTAAATATTCACGGGTTTTGAAAATACCATCTGCAGTAACATTAAAGAGAGTATTCGAGTGAATTTCGTTCATTGGTATTCGCGCCATCATATTATTACCTATATATTGTTGCGATGAAACGACCATAGTATTTGATACATAATTTTTATTATAATCATCTATGGCAATAAAAAAATAATTCATCTTTCCATTACCGTAAATCGCTTCACTTATTGCGTTTTGTCCAGGATTCACGCTATACAATCCTTTTTTAAATCCTAAAAAAGTGCCCAATGTATTTGGCTGATATTTGGAAACGTTATCTATATATTTATCGTTTTCAACTGTAAAATCGATGTCAAATGATATCGAGCTCGAACTAAAAGTTGTTTTGTTTGTTATTGAGTCGACGCTGCAAATTATACTTTGTAAATTCGTTATTTTATTGAAATAATCATTGATATATGCTACAAATTGAGAACTTGAATAATTACCCGGCTCTATTTCGATAGTATATATGTGTTCTGAAATTTTGATTTTCATAACATTTGTTTTATTTTTTTGCGATATTTGATTATAATTTAAGGACATTTCGAAAGAGGCTATTTTTAAAGATATCACTTTATTTTGAGAACCTGGTAATTTCCAAATGAAATCAGATGACGATGAATTGAAATAATTGTCTCTAAATAAAGTGTCTATGGATAATGTTCTCGTAATTGTGCGTTTTTCAATAGGATTTATGATTCCAACTGGATATGTTGGTGTTTTGTTGTTTATATTGAATAATAGTTCTTTGTCTTTTGGAATGATATTATTTTGGTGACTATAATTGTGATATTTTTCGATATATTTTTTTAGTTTTTCGCGAATGTCATATATGAATATTTCGTATTGAAATTTCTCATTGTCATCTTTATCTGATGATTTTAAATTTTCGAATATTTTTTCTATTTTTGCATCTATTTTTTCATTTGTTGCAAATCGAATATTTTCGTCGTATTTTATTAGAGAAAATAATTCTAGTTCATTGTATTCATCAATATTGAAATTGTAATCTTTCATATAATATTGATTGTTTTTTTTCTGTAAATTAAAATGAATTTTAAATATATATGGCTTCCACCATAGATACGATCACTTTAAGTTGGGGTAATTATTACAATGCAAGTGAAAATGGCGGCACCGTAACAATTACAACAGCAAACCTCGATGGATCAAACGTTTTTATTACGCTAGATGGTAATAATTCTGAACCAGCAACAATTATTGATGGATCAGCAGTCATCTCTATTACTGATGGTAGTTTTTCGGGTTTAACAAATGGTGACACATACACAATAAATGCAATTATTGTTGATAATACAGACATATCAAATAGCGCAAGTTTTGTTTATGATGTTACAGCACCTGTATTAGCTAATGTTACACCTATTGGTATTACTAATGATACTACTCCTAGTTACATTTTTAGTTCTACAACTGAAGGAACTATTACTTCTAATTTAACTTTTACATCAACTACTAGTGCTGTATCAGGTAATAATACCATTACATTTGATACTTTGGCTGAAGATACATATAGTGATAAAACCATTACAGTTACTGATGCAGCTGGTAATGCATCTACATTAAATATTCCAGAGTTTACTATTGATACAACAGCACCTGTAATAACAGTAACAGGAGACGCTTCTATAACTATTGAAAAAGGAGCTACTTACAACGACCAAGGAGCCACTTCTGATGGTGGTGAAACCGTTACTACTAGTGGTTCTGTAGATATAAATACAGTAGGTAGATATACACTTACTTATAGCGCTACTGATGCAGCTGGAAATACAGGAACTGCTACAAGAACCGTTGATGTAGAAGATACTACAGCACCACAAGTAGCGTCTTTCACCATTAGCGATAGCGCATTGAAGATCGGCGAAACAGCAACTGTTACACTTGTATTCACTGAAGCAGTCAGTGGCTTCAATAGCAACGACGACATTACAGCTGCTAATGGAACGCTATCACAAATGACTACAAGTGATAATATTACATGGACTGGAACATTTAATCCTAGTGATGATATTGAAAATACAAACAACGCTATTGCACTTTCTAATACATACACAGATGTTGCTGGTAATACAGGCGTAACTGCTTCTATTTCAGTAAGCATTGATACAAAACGACCAGAAGTATCTATCGCCATTAGCGACACCGCATTAAAAGTCAATGATACAGCAACTCTTACAATTGTATTTACTGAGGCTGTTACAGGGTTTTCTGTTAACAATATAAGTGCACCTAATGGCGCATTATCCAATTTTACTACACTAGATGCTTCTAATTATAGCGTTGTATTTACACCTAGTGAAAATGTCGAAAGCAATAATAACGTTTTTGTAATAGACAGAAATTATACTGATCTTGCTGGTAATATTCCAGCGTCTTCATATACTAGCGCTAATTTTACCATTGATACAAAACGACCAGAAGTTCTATCTTTCACTATTAGCGACACCGCATTAAATATTGGCGAGTCGGCCACAGTTACTCTCACATTTTCTGAATCCGTGGAAAATTTCGACAGTGTTACAGACATAAGTGTTAATCACGGTAGTTTATCACAAATGACAAGCTCAAATAATATTACATGGACTGGAACATACACTACACCAAGCGATATAGAAGTTAATAGCACCATTTTAACATTAAAAACAACATACACTGATCTTGCGGGAAATTCACCCATTGGTGTAACAAACAGTAATAGCTTTTCTATTGATACATTGCGACCTATTATTGATGATATTTCTATCAATGACCTTTCATGGAAATCAATATTAAATTCAGTTGAAAATCAAATAGACGCTTCTGTAAATATTACTACATCAGGTGTTGAAGATGGACGCACATTGACACTTTCATTAAATAAATGGAATCAACTTGGGTCTAACATGGACGCTTCTGGAGAATCAATCAGTGTATCATCAGATGGAAAAATAGTAGCTATTGGTTCATCAAATGTAAAAGTATTTGCTTATAATGGATCATGGAGTCAACGTGGTAATGATATATCTGGCTCCAAAGTAAGTTTATCATCGGATGGCTTTAAATTAGCAATAGGCGATCCAAGTGATGCCTCAGGAAGTGTGACTGTTTATGAATATAATGGAACATCATATGTTCAACTTGGCTCAAAAATTAATGGAGCCAACAGTGGTGATAATTTTGGAAGCTCATTAAGTCTTTCGTCAGATGGAACTATACTTTCTATTGGAGCACCAACAAACGGTACTGGTTATGCAAAAGTTTACAATTTACTCGGAGAAAATTGGATTCAACTTGGTAATGATAATGATTTAAGTGGTGTTAACATTGGAGATAATTTTGGATATGCTATCAGCACATCATTTGATGGTAGTTTTGTTGCTATTGGTGCGCCAAATAGCACTGTAAATAGCACAAATTCTGGACAAGTCAAAGTATTCAATTACAATGGAAATAATTGGATCCAAGTGGGTCCAAATATTAATGGTGTTGCAGGTAGTAATTCAGGTTCATCTGTCAGTTTATCATATGATGGTAAAATTCTTGCAATTGGCTCACCAAATAGCACAAATGGACATGTAGACGTATATAGCTACTCTGGTTCGAGTTGGGTTCAACAAGGCTCATCTATTAATGGAAAATCATCGGGTGAACAAAGTGGTAGTTCTGTTAGCTTATCTTTACATGGAAAAGTTCTTGCAATTGGAGCACCCAATTCCGGAAAATCGAGAATTTATGAATTTGACGGAAGCAATTCATGGTTCCAACTCGGCGACGATATTTCAGGATCATCTCAATCGGTCAGTTTATCTTCCAATGGAAATTTCATAGCTATTGGAGAAACAAGTAATACAAGCGTTCATGAAATTAAAAAGTTTTCTAGCACTGTAAACAGTAACAGCACAACAATAACAATTTTAGCTAGCGCATTACAAACATTGATTCACAGCGAATCTTATAATTTAACCGCTAATGTAAGCGATAATGCAGGGAATGCAGCATACTCTAAAACAAGTCCTTATTTTGACGTTGAAATTGTTCCGCCAGTTATTAATGACATTAGCACAAACGATTTTTCTTGGGGTGAAAGATTAAATGTTAACGAAACAAAAAGAGACGCAACTGTTAATGTTACAACAAGTGGTGTTGAAGATGGTCAAATATTAACATTAACATTGAACGGCACTGATTGTAGTAATGCTGTTGTAAATAATGAAACGATCATAGCAATTCCGTTTTCCGTTTTAGCAGGTCTATCAGACGCTACAAATTACGATATTGTAGCAAATGTCCAAGATGCAGCCGGCAATCCTGCTTCCAAAACAAGTGAAAACTTTTTGGTAGATGTAACACTGCCTATTATACATCCTATTAATACAAATCATTTATCATGGGGTGAACGATTAAATATCGTAGAATACAGTCAAGAAGCTTATGTAGATATTTCATTCACTGGTGTAGAAGATAATCAAACAATGACGCTTTCAATCAGTAAATGGAATCAAATTGGAAGTGATATTTCTAATTCAAATGGTAATGATAATTTTGGACAATCAGTTAGTTTATCTTCAGATGGCAATACAGTAGCTGTTGGTGCGCCGAATGTAGATAATGTTGGTAATGTTATTGTTTATGAAATTAGCGGGTCTGTATGGATACAAAAAGGTGGAGATATTAGTTCAAATACTACGAATGATGCCTCCCTTTCGCTTTTATTTGGACAAACTGTCAGTATGGATTCATCTGGTAATAGAGTCGCCATTGGAGCGCCAAATATGGAAAATGCCGCAGGTAAAGTTAGGGTATACGAATATAGTGGAAACGCATGGAATCAATTAGGAGGTGATATTAACGGTGGTTCTGCAGGAGAACTATCTGGAATAGCGATTGATATGAATTCAGATGGAACCATAGTAGCTATCGGCGCTTCATCTAATGGATCTAATGGAACAAGTTCTGGTAAAGTCAGGGTATATGAATATAATGGAAACACATGGACTCAACTTGGAAATGACATGAATGGACAACAAGCACAAGAGAATTTCGGCGGTAGCGTGAGTTTATCGTCTAATGGTAAAATGATCGCAATTGGAGCACCAGGATCTGATAGCGGAAAGGGTTATAGTGCCATTTATAGATTATTAGGTTCAACATGGGTCCAATTGGGAAATAATATACTTGGTGATTCTGCAACAGAATTTTCTGGTCATTCAGTGAGTTTATCGGATGTTTCAAATGTTGCAATTGGATCTATCAATCCTTTTTCACTTGGACGTGTGCGAGTGTTTAGTTGGAACGGATATTCTTGGATTCAATCCGGACTAGACATTAGTGGCGAAAATATCGGTGATCAATTTGGTAGAGCAGTTCAATTATCTAATGATGGTAATACAATTGCTATTAATTCTATAGATGGAAATTCATTTTCGGGTAGTGCGCGTGTATATGATTATAATGGTTCTTCATGGACAAAGATAGGTAATAATGTCGATGGTTCATCAACCGGATTTGGAACGTCATTGAGTCTAACAGGCGATGGTTCGAAATTTGCAGTCGGTGCAACAAATGCAACTAGTGGAAATGTTCAAATATACGAATTGAATCAAAATAATTATACTTCAACAATAAATAACGGTTCAACAAGAGTAACTATTCCAAGTGGTGGATTTAATATTTTGAATGATGGAACATACCGACTAAACGCTACCATTAATGACATTGCGGAAAATCATACAACTATTGTGAGTGACCCGTTTGTTATAGATATTACAAAACCTATTATTAATGCTCTTCTTTCAAGCGGTTTCAGTTGGGGGTTATATTTAAATGCGAGTGAGGATGATGAAGCCCGAACTGTATTTATTAGCACACAAGGTGTGGAAGATGGACAAACACTAAGTGGTCTATTGAATAGCGTAACATATACTGCAGACGTATACGATAACAGCGCTGTTTTGACAATTCCTGCAACAGATTTAGAGAATTTGACAAATGGAAGTCAATATAATTTTACATTGAATGTAAGCGATCTTGCAGGAAATCCAGCTGATACAGTTACAAGTCAAAATTTTATTGTGGATGTATCTGCTCCAGTAGTGAATGTAGAACAAGGTATCGGAAATTTCATTTTTAATATGAACATACTACCTGAATATTTGAATATTTTGAAATTTCCTGTTATTCTTATTAATTCAAATGAATCTGGAAAATTGACTTCGTCAATGACATTCAAAAAAGACGAAAATGGTTTGGATGTAACAGAAATTGATATTGTTGCTGGTTCAAATATAATAATCAGATTTGAAAGATTACCATTTGGAACATATTCAAACGAAACGCTAACATTAACAGACGCAGCTGAAAACCAAACTACATTACCTATTCCAGAATTCCAAGTTACAATGCCTGATTTAGTCATCAAATCAAGATAAATAAAATAATATTATGATATAAAAGTATTATTATATCATATTTCAATGGAGTATTTTAAAAAAACTGTTTCTTTATGTAGCGATATTGTAACTCATTTTTCAACCTTTATTCAGCCATATAAACATATTACCATAGAAAGCGTTAATGACGATGCTGATATTGAGAACCAATATGAAAGAGCAAGTAAAAAGGGTGTAGTTGTTTTAGGAAATGTCTTTGTAAATTTATTGATTTTGAAAGTTGATTTCATTAAATATTTAGTTGAAAACTCGGTGGACCAATATCGATTGTTTATGGAAGAAGAAATAGATAATATTGTAGTTGTGGATGTTGTGGATACGAAAGAAAAAGATGAGTAAATAAGAAAAAATTGATTTATAAAAAAAGGAAATAATTATATAACATAACTAACAATATGGAGTGTATTATTTGCGTGGAACCGTTCACAAAGCAAAAGCGTAAACAAATAACATGTGAATATTGCGAATTCACATCTTGTAAGGAATGTTTCGAGACCTATTTACTCAATGAATCTAAACCAAGATGTATGAATAATGACTGTGAACGAGAGTGGACACCAAAATTTCTAAGTCAAAATTTCCCACATACTTTTATTAACGGTGAATATAAAAATCATACGTCCAATGTGCTTTTTGATAAAGAACGCGCTCTTTTACCTTCCACCCAACCTTTGGTGGAAAATATTATCTTGGCTGAAAAAATCAACGATCAAATTACAGAAGAATATAAAAAAATAAGAGAAATCGAACGTCGCATTTCTTCGTTGCGCATTCGTCGCAATGAATTATTAAACAAATCCGTTACAAAAGAGCGATCTAAATTCATAAGAGCATGTCCTGACGGTAATTGTCGTGGATTTTTAAGCTGTCAATGGAAATGCGGCATTTGTCAAAAATGGACATGTCCTGAATGCCATGAAATAAAAGGATTAGAGCGCGATTGTGAACACACTTGTAATGAAGATGCCAAAGCAACTGCTGCTTTGTTGAACAGTGATACGAAGCCTTGTCCTCAATGTGGCACTGGTATTTTCAAAATTGATGGATGTGACCAAATGTGGTGTCCAGATTGTCACACTGCGTTTTCATGGCGAACTGGGCGAATTGAAAACAATATTCATAACCCGCATTATTACGAATGGATGCGCAGAAATAACACTGAAATACCGCGAAACCATAATGAAGTGCAATGTGGTCGTGAAATAGACCATTATTTGGTAAGAAATATAGAATCTTGTTTATCTTCGAATATGTATTTGAATACATTGCGAGACTTTGTGCGACGTTTGTGTCGTGAAATCATCCATATTCGATTTGTAGTAATGGACCGTTATGCGACTGATCATGTTGCAAATAATCAAGAATTGCGTATTAACTATTTGCGTAATATAATTGACGAAGAAATGTTTAAAAGTATATTACAAAAAAACGACAAACGAGATAAAAAGAAACGCGAAATGTATAATATTTATGTGTTGTATGTCAACACAGTGACGGATATTATATTTCGATTTTATGATGTTATCCGTGATGTAGAAATGCGCAAAACTATTCAAAGTCAAGAAGATTGTATTCCATTAAAAATTATATTAAATGAAGTCATTACGATTTACGATTACGCGAATGAGTGCTTTGAAGCAGTAGCAAAAACATATAAATCTACACCGCATCGAATTCACCTGGGGACATCAATCGAAGCTATACAATTATAAAGAATATAAATAAATGTTTATTAACTTATCTATATTCTATGAGACTTTTATTTCATGTCTTCAATTTTTTATATATTCAAAATGTCCTTTGTTTTCAAAATAATATTTACAGAACCAGTAAGTCAATTCCTACAATATGGATGGCAAATATCAATCCATTAGGTTTTGAAAAATTGATTCAACCAGAACCGTTTAATGAGCTAATTAAACGCATAGACAATAAAGACGTTGATAGTGTCTATTTTTCTAATAATATGAAAAAAATATATACTCGCAAAGATATAAATGGAGATGGTGAATACGATTTTGAAGATTACACCATAATAAATAGCGATTCTTCCATTTCAGACATTATCATTGATCATGCAACAAAAAAAGACATTCGCACTGTAATATTGGAAGAACCGATAAATCCTGTTTCTAATTTTTTTGCAGGGGTATACAATGTGTTTAGTTTTTTATTCGTCCCTTTTATCGTTCTTTCTATAATT